ATAACGCCCTCAGAGACTTCTGTGACCATTACAGTCTCAGTTTGGGACTTCAGGGCGTTGAAGATGCTAACTAGCCTTAGAGAGCCTGTCAGGGCCTTCTGGTACTCACTTATGAGGGACTCTGAGAGCGAGTAACGCTTTGCTAGGTCGTCACGCTGCTTTGCGATGCGGTTTAGCGCTGCTGACTCTGTTGCGACCCAGGTGCTTAGTGTGTCAAAGTCGTCTTCAGTAATTAGGTTGCTACTGAGTACTCCGCGTAGTTCCGACTGAATACCGGAGATTGTGCTGACAATCGCAGATTCAAACCTGCCGATTTCACGCTCTATGTTCGGAAGGATCTGAATTGTGGTCAGATTCTCTATCGTAAACTTGCGGAATTTGCGAGCAGCCTCTTCGGCGTCGGCTAGCGCTTTGGCTGCCGTTTCAGCCGTAGCTGTCAAGTTGGCAATGTTGGCGTCTATAAGCGCCTGAGCGCTTTCTAAGGCATCTTGCTGAGCTTTAGCTAGTCTTTCTGCTTCTTCTGCGACTTCAGCTATGCCAGCAGCAGTCTTGTTGAACTCAGCTTGCAGTCCCTGTAAGCCAGCCTCGCCGTCGCGTATTACACGCTTGAATACATCGCTCCGGCCTTGTGAACCCAAGATTGCGTCTACAAGGCCCTCAGAGGCACCTAGGGCCAATAGGCGAATACGAGCGGACTCTTTCTTTACGGCGTCCTCAATACCTCGGAAGAAGTCGCCTACATAATCTGTACCTTGGCTGCGATCGAGTGGTTCAAAGGTCGTACGGCCAACCGAAGCACCTATTGACTCTAAGTAATCTAGATACTCCAGCGACGCTGCTAAGGCATTGTTCTGACGCTCTAGCTCCTCATTCGCTCGACGAACAGCCATTGCCATCTTGCTTTGAGCAGCGGCATTTATTAGACCCGCGTCAGAAGTTCCCTCGTAAGCGTCTTGTATTTTTTGGTTTTCGGTTTTTAGATTTTCTGCTAGTTCGCCAAAGCGACGTGCAAATGCTTCAAGCGTGTTTTCGCGCTCGAAGTCAATTCCTATGCTTTTGAGGAAATCGTTGAAATCCTCGCCCTGTTCGACAGTCAAGCCCATTTCATAGGCAAGGCGGCCTACCGCCGAAGATGCTAGCTCTACAACGCCGTTGAAAACACCTAAAGTCTGCCGTGCAGTTTCAAAAACCGGACTGAAAAGGCTACCCGTAACATAGACTAAAAAGTTACCCAGCTCAATAATTTGCTCTAGTGGGCTAATTAGTTCAAAAAGCACCCCGCCAAAGCGCTCAACAAGAGGTGCTACCGTGCTAATGCTGTTGCCTAGGGCTTCACCGATTTCTACGACTTCAGGGCCATATTGTTCAGCTAGATCAGCAAATATGTTGTTTAGGTCGGCTAGAGGAGTTTGCAGTGGCTCACCGAAAGCAACTTGCAAATTAGACATAACGGCGTTTAGGCGTTGCTGAGAGCCATAAAGCGTGTTTGTTGCGCGTTCAAAGGCGCCCATAGAATCGGCAGCGCGCTCAAATAGCAGCTCCAACCGAATCTGAGCGTCTGCCTGCATCTCGGCAGCTCCGGTCAGATGCCCTAGGCCACGAGCAGCACGAACGGCGTTGATCTCGTTCTGCTTCATAGCGACACCGAACTTTTCGATCGGGTCGTACTCACCGCGGAAAAGGGCCGTGATAGCTAAGAGGGCTTCTTGTACGTCGTAACCGAACGTAGTTGCTAGGTCTTGAGCAAGCTTGACTAGGTTCTGAGTTTCAGCACTGGCTTCTTGAGTGTCAAAGCCGTACTGCTTTAGTACCGAACCTAAGAACACAGACGCTTGAGCGGCTTGTTGCTGTGACAGACCGTAGCTCTCTACCTCTTTAGTAAACGCGCGTAGTGAAGGAGCAGCATCTTCAAAGATCTGATTTAGGGCAAGAACGTTACGCTCGAAGCGCTGCGTGGCATCTATGGCCTCAACGGTAAACTGACGCGCTGTTGTAAGGGCAGAAAAAGCCGCGAAGCTTCCTGCGGCCATACCGACCTGCTTAGAGAAGCCCTTGAAATCTTTTGTAATTGCTGTAAGTGCATTGCGCGCGGAGTTCAGCCCCATAGACCTGAAGATAGAAACAATGGGGAGTATCAGGCTCTGTAGTGCCATTAGTTACCTAACGCGTTGTTGATCTGCTGGATAGTCTCGTTGAAAATCTTGGAAGCGCCTCGCTTATGCTCCGGCATATAATCCACCATTGTAGGCCAAGCGTATCGCGATGCTTCTTTCTGCTTGCTGTTGTGCGCGTTGCGGTCAAGGGCCTCTAGCCAGATAGTAATAGCCCGTCTACGTCGGAAGGTAATCTCGTGTCCTTGCTCACGATTGACAACCTGACGACCGAAAAGTCTGGTTTCGTAGGAAGCGGACCTATCGCCTACAGACTTACGTGCTTTATTGCTCTTACCTGCCATATCGGCAACAATTAGGGCTGGGGCGCGCACTCGCAAGCGAACAACTGAGATAGTTCCGTCTTTAGCTTGCTTTAGTTGATTTAGCGCCTTGCTGGCTTTGCGGTCTTTATAGTTAATGTCTATAGCTTTAGCCGTGTTTAGAATGACTCTGGAGCGCATAAAAGACAATCTTCCGCGCTCATAGCTTGTAGACATCTTGTCGTAAGTACGACCAGGGCGGCTAGGCGCTCCTAGAGGGCCGTTGATACCTATGCGCCCAAAAGCTCTTCTTAGTTCGTTCTGTGCTGGCTTACCAAGATCGCGTTGCCTCTTTTTGAAGTTATTGAATGCGTCTGGGCCAAGGTCTTTGAGAATTCTGCTCATAGTTACAAGGTCTGGCAGTTCTACTACAGCCTTTGCATTTGACAGGCCTAGATCTTGTACAGCTCTAAAGTTGCCGATGTTGCCAGCTCCGGCTTGCTGAATGTATCCCTGAACGTCACGGAAGCCCTGCGCGCCGCCAAAAAGGTAAGAACGACCTAGGAATCCTAATACCGCTTGTAGTGCCAACTGAACCGCCTTACCTGTAAATAAATTCTACCGCAACAAGAAAAACGGCCCCCGAAGGGGCCGCTTCTACTTGCTAACGTTCTTAGCTACTATCCAGCGATACATTGTCCACAGCATCCGATCGTCAAGAGCCATTAGCTCTCTAGGAGAGATGCCTGTCTCTACGGACAGAGCGGCGATAAACCAGTGTGCGGAATCATCGCCTAGACCCTTTATTTTGGGTCGGACTCTGCCTCTCCCACACCTTCGACTGTTGCAAGCCACTCGTCGTAGCCCAGCTTGGTCTGCTTGGTGCGGTGTTCGCTGTGCCAGGCCAAGAACAACAAGTGTCCAAGGCGCTGGCTACTAGCGAGAGATCCAACTGAAACGTTGAATTTGTCCTCGAAGGCTACCAGGTCAGGGGTGCTGGCCGTGATTTCCTTCTTGGTACCGTCTGCGAATGAAATTACTAGGTTGAATCGCATTTATATTCCTTTGTTTAGGCTGTTGCGTAGCTTACAGCACCGCTTGTTGGGAACGATACTGAGAAGGTGCTTAGGTCGCCGACTGCACCAGCAACAGGGGTGAAGCTGTTGATGAGTACCTCAGCGGTGTACTGCGGGGTCGTTGCCGAAGCAGCGGTTCCGTTGCCTGCAATCAGCGTGACAGTTCCGATGGTTCCAACTAGATCCTGGAACAGCTCTGAAACTGCACCTGAACCATAGTCAGAGTGGAAGTCGAGGGATACGGTGCCTGACTTTAGGCCTCCGATAACCTCAGTCCAACCAGCAGAACCGAAGTCTGTGGTGTCCACCTCGGCAGCGTTGATCACCAGCTCTGCGCGGGCGCAGTTGCCGGAGATGTCCGTACCGTTTAGGGTCACGGCGTTTGTGGTTACGACGAATTTCGCCATATTGGTTTCTCCTTATGCGTAGACGGTGACTGTGAATTCAGCCGCCAGATAGGTTTGATCTTGTATTGTGATTGAACCAATCGAGCTAGAGCGTTCAACGCGCAGGTCATACACTTCACCCGAAAGGGTCTTATCCGATTCTACCGCAACTTTCACGCTTTGCGCGCCTGTCACGTCGCTGTAGGCATCGAGCTTCCTTTGCATCGTTCTTTCGGCAGCACGGCCGACAATGAGCGTTACTTGGAAGTTGTAAACGGTCAATCCGTTATTGAATGCGTTGTCGTAATCAACAGACTCTAGATTGACAATGGCGATAGGAGGGGAGGGGTTGTCGGGTATCTCCGCTGATGCCCGCAACCCACTAATGCTGTTTAGATTCGTGACTATGCCGTTACGAATGTTTGTAATCGAGGCCATTACGCCATCCTGATTTTACGATACGGTCCTAATAGTGCTTCTACGTCTGGGTCTATGCGTGTAACTCTGATCATTCCAAGGTCGCCGTAACCCGCAACACCTAGAGGGCTGTCGTAGCGCTTGTACTGACGGATAGCCAGCAGGTTGCAAGCCTGGCGTACATCCGTGGGGACGGCAGTGCCGTAACCGAATACTCCCACTACCTCAACGCTTGCCTCGCCTGTGGAGCTTGGGAAGTTTGCAGTTGGGAACAAGTAGTCCCCTACAGCGCGAATACGCGTGTAAGGCGTGTAAGCGCCACCTGCACGGCCGTTTAGCGGCTCTAGCTGATAATCCGTAGCGGTCCAAGTGATGTCGTACACGCTGTCTATGTCAGAGCTTGTCTTTAGCGAGGTTAGGCTGACCAGATCGTCAATCTCGGTGACGTAAGAGTCGTTAGGCACGAACACGCGTGTTGCGGTACCGGAGGTAAAAACCCTCTCGCAGTGTGTGTCAATCTGACGAGATGCGGACTCAACACAAGTCTCAAGTAGAGAATCGTCTACTGAGTCTGTGATGCGGAGAATGTCTTTGACCTCTTGTAGGGTCGTGTAACCGTCAGTAATCGCCATATAACTATTCTACTTTCAAGCGCCCTTTGATATTAGTAGTGCTAATACCAGCGGTGTAGGGGATGTATAACAATGCTATCCCACGCTCGTCTAGCCAATCCTGACTGAACATCATCTGCTTGTAGTAGTCCTTGCGCGCCCAGTCCGACCCTATGGCAACAATATCGGGGGAAACACTGTCAATAGATATGCGAGAGTCAGAGCCGCCAACATTCGGTACCACATCGTAAACCGCCTTCAATCCCATTAGCACAGCCTCGCGCTCTGCATAAGTCATTACTGGAGGCTTGCCCTTGTAAGCCTCAATAAACTCGTCTGTGTTCAAGGCTACCGTTACGCTCCCCAAGTCAGCACAGCGACTCAGGAAATTGACGTGACCTGAGTGCAGCAAGTCAAAGGTCCCGCCTGTATAGATCGTTAGTCCCACGCGTTGTTTCTCCTAATGTCTAAGCTCCAACCAATTTCTTTTGTGTTGTTCTTCTGCACCTTGTCCCTGAACATCTTTTGATTGCGACTGAAAGTGTGCTGATTCTTTTCTTGATAGCCACTGTGCAGCGTAGAAGAGTTATTGTGATGTACTTTAGCGGGGATGTAGTTGAACTCTACGCCCAGCATATTCATTCGCCACTCATACTCATCATCGTCGTAATAGATTGGGTGAAACACCTCATCCCATAGCCCAGCGGTGCGGACTGCGCCTTCTCCCGGCACTACGCACGACCACTTAGGGTTTACATCTACAAAGTTGAACTTCTCTGGGTCTACGTTGTGAGCAATAGTCTCTAGCGCGCCAGGCTCAAACCAAGAGTCGTCATTTGGGATTATCCAGTAGGGAGCAAACGGCGTGGATTTGATAATCAGATTCCAAGCGCCGTTGGCCCCGAGGCCGTGTGGTAACCGAATAGTCCACAGCTCGCTTACGTAGTCATTTGGTTCGGGTATCCAGACCTTCTTGCCCGAGTTGTCTACTATGACAAGCTTTTGCACCGGGTAGTCAATAGACTCCAGCAGCCTCTGAGCAAGATCAAACTTACTCAGTGTGGCAAAGCCTAGAACTGGTATCACGCGAACAGTTCTTTCAGGAACGGCATCCAGCGCCACTGAAACACGTGATCAAAGTCAAACTGCTCTGCAAACTCAAAAGCAGTCTGGCTGTGACCGCGCTCGCTGTTGTAGGCCTCCTCTAGGGCCATCGTGATTCTATTGACTGAAGGTATAGAGAAGAACGACCGCTGTGCCTCGTCCCAGAAGGGCTGACCGTCAATCTTCCAGCTATCTTCTGATGCTAGGTCTTTAGATGCGGCAAAGTTGCTTGTAATGACCCTAGTCCCACAGGCCTGAGCTTCGACCGTAGGGATACCGAAGCCTTCTCCGTATGATGTGCTTAGAAGCACGTCAAAAGCCGTATAGAAGGCCGCTAGGTGGCTTTCTGGGTAGCCCTGACGTAGAGCCATAGGGTCTGGCAGCATAACTGCGCTTTTATCAAGCCCTACAGCCCTTAGAAGCGTTGCTAGGTCAAACCCTCCGTATGCACGTGACGGCTCAGAGTGAATGTACAACTGAGAATTAGGATATTTCTTGTGGAACGTCGCGAATGCCAGCAGGTTTTCTGCAAAGGCCTTCCGGTGAATACTCCCGTTAGCTTTATTCGCAGCAACTATGCCGACAAGAAATGTATCCTCAGAAACGCCCATAAACTCCCGAGTTGCTACCCCGTCTATGTCTGGCGTTGGCTTATACACAGACCTGTCAATACCGTGCGGGATGTAGGTAGAGGGGATACCGACAGCTTGTAGTTGTTCCTGACCGAACGGTGACATTGTTACCGGACTTACGTTTTCTTTGCTCAAGAACTCCATAACCGCAGGCGGAGGCGTGATGTGGTCTAGTGGTACCCAAGAAACAATCGGGTGATCAAACTTCATCTGGTTGTACACCCAGACGTCATAGAGCGTAAATAGGACAGTTTTTAGATCTGGGTGCTGGGAAGCAAAGTCGTCGTACCAAGTTGGTATCACATCTATTGAATAGTTGGTTAGTCCGCGCGGATAATGCGGGACTGTCTTACCCGCTATTTGAAGGCTGCTTTGCTTGCCTTCTAGGCCGTAGTTAGAGAAGGACGCAAACTCTAGGCCTGACCGAATCATTCGCTCGGCAAGCATCTGCGCTTGGTTTCCGTAGCCTGTCGGCATTCCGGGTGTATTAGAGGCTAGAGCGACTGCGCCCTTGAGACTAGGTTTAGGCATACCAATACCCTAGCAAAGCGAAACCCCCGCAGCAACCTAGAACTGCGGGGGCCTCGGTCTAAATCAAGGACTAGCTTGCGCCACCCTTGAAGTACTTGATGTGGCTTGCGTGAGTCAAGTCACCATCAACGCGCATCAGTACACGGAATACCGTGCTGTCGGTGTTGAATGCGTAGTCGGTCGAAGTTGCAACCTGTACGCCACCTGCAACGCGAACCTGGTAGGAAGGTAGGTGTCCGAAGAGGACGCTCTTGTTTCCAAGGCCAAGTGCAGCCATTCCCGGGTTCTCGATAACGCTGTAGCCAGCAAAGCTGTCTGGCTGTCCAACGTTTACCTGGTAGAGGTACTGACCAGCGTCATCCTTGAGCTTGCGCATTGCACCGATGGTTGCACCAGCAGCCATATATGCAACACCTGGGAGACGACGAGCGGCTCCGTCAAGGGTGTACTGAAGGTCAATCAGGTTGTCAGCGGTGAATCCACCAGTGACACCAGTTCCACCTGTAACTCCCGAACCAGCAGCAGTTACAACACCGTTTGGCTGGTCAGAGCCAGTTCCGGTGGTGAGGGCTGCGTTTACAGCGTAGCCGAGGCCGTTACCAGCCTGGTTTGCGAGGTGTGACGAGATGTCGAACCCTGCGTCTGCAATTAGCTCGTTTGATACTGGGATGAGCAGACCGTACTTGTAGGCACCAAGAGTGATGCTTGAGTAGGTTGGCTCG